CTGGTCTCGCATGCACCGATCATCTTGGCAGACGAGCCGACCGGCAACCTGGACGAAACTACCGCCGCCGACATCATCGACGACGACGCACGATGCACCCACCTCATCGCCACCAAGAACTACACCGACAAGCTCCACCCCAACCCTGGCGTGCGCATCATCATCGAGCCCACCACCAACTAAGGAGAAACACCATGACCAGCCCCACCTACCTCCCCGGCACCACCACCCACAACGGCTACACCATCCGCTTCGCCGTCCAGCACGACGCACTCCACAACCCCACCCGCGTCTGGTGGTGCATCCTCGACATCGCCCGCGCCGCCGGCTACCGAGGCAACTCCCTCCAATCCCAAATCCCCGACAACAACCGAATCGAATACGCCTCCAACGGCAAAAACAAACTCCTCTACGCCCCCACCAATGCGCTCGCCCGCCGCCAAACACGCGCTCGACCTCGAACGCCTCGCGCGATACCTCGAATGGAAAACCGAAAACCTCACCAAGGAAGGAACCGAACAATGCTAGAACGCCTCGCCATCTACACCAACACCGCACCCGACCACCCCATCATGTGCGCCACCATCGACTACGACCCCAACACCCCAGGAGACCGCCGCAACGAAATCGAACGCCTCTTCCGCTCCCTCCTCCCCACCAACTGGGAACACTACACCCTCCACTACAAATCCAATGAGCTAACCACCAAACACCCCACCCTCCCCAACTACACCTACAAACCCATCAACTAACACACCACACACCACGGCGCGCCACCCAACAAACGCACAGGAGCAACCCATGCACCCCACCCCAACACTCGAAAGCATGATCACCGCCCTCTGCGACGGCACCCCCCGCATCCGCAAACTCGACGACGGCACCCCCACCGTCATCCAAGAAATGCCACTCCTCGACCAACTCCGCATCGCAGTCACCGACAGGAACGGAACAGGCCGCAGCGGCAAAAACAAAAACACCGGCGCAATCTGCAACCTCGACGCAATCGAACTCGAACACGACATCCGCAACCGCACCACCCCACACACCACCACCCCCAACCCCACCCTCAAACAAGCCGTCCGAGAATGGGCAACCAACGAAAACCGAACCGTAGCAACCATCTACGCCACAGAATGGACACGACGCATCCGAACCCTCAACCACACCACCGTCCACCTCCACAACACCCCCTGCCCCCGATGCAAGAAAGCAACCAACACCCGCCAACTCACCGACGGCACCACCAAAGTAGACGACGCGCTCGCTATCATCGTCCTCCCAGAGGAACAGCCATCGACCCGAGTCATGACATGCTGCGGAGCCTGCGGCTGGGCAGAGGTTGGGTATGAAGCAATCAAGCGCCTCGCCAGGTTGCAAGCTGGGGAATCTTTAGTAAAATAAAGGTTATCGGGCACAGCTGTGCCCAAAGCCCCCGGTATCCGTCAGGTGCCGGGGGCTTTTTTGTTCCCAAAGAGGTGAAAATGCAGATACTAATCGCCTTCTTTGCCGCCACAATCGGCACAAACCTGACAGTTACTGCTTCCGCACTGACGTTCAAAATAACGGCGTCACGATTCTTCACCACAATCCTTGCAGGAGTGATGAGTTTCGCAACAGCCCTTGTAACGCTATGCCTTGCCACGACCTAGAGGAAACGCAATGCACACACGACGCCTCACGGAAGAAGAACGTGAGAAGGTGCTGGCACTGATTTCAGATTGTTACCCAGGTGCCAGCGAAATAATCTTTGAGCAACAGATTTTTGACGACAAACAAGTCGTTATTGTGGTGACAGTAACCTCATCTACACCCCCCGTTATCTAGGGAGGACGCCATGTGCCGCAGAGATTTCACAGACGAAGAAACCGAGAAAATCTTCAAGACACTCCAAGAGCGATTCCCTGACGAATGGGACGTCGATATCAGCTGGGGTCATCCCCTCTTCGACTTCAGTTGCCGCTTTGATCTCATCATCTCCAAGGCGCAAGTTCGCGCCATCATCGGAAGCAGGTGCGACTGTGACGACTGCGACCAAATACAGTGACCGCACCTACCGCGCCAAAGCCGCAGCACTCCGCAAAGCAACCAACGACAACGGCTGGCCCTGCCACCTCTGCGGCAAACCAATCGACATGAGCCTGCCCTACACTCACCCGCTGGCTTTCACTGCCGACCATCTTGATGCCATCGCTAACGGTGGCAACCTGCTCGGCGACCTGGCTCCCGCACACCGACGATGCAACAGTAGGCGCGGACGCAAGCGACTTGCACACCAGGTGCGAGCACCAAAGACCACGCAAGCATGGTGAGTGGTTCAAAAAGTTTTTTATTCGATGACGACGAAACGGAATTGGTTTTCAGATGATGACTGAATGGGAAACGTACCCCGGGGGGGGGGTTACCCCCCCTATGGGTCAAGTTTCCCCCTTCGGTCATAGTGACATCCCCCCGCGGGCTCTGAAACCCAAAAATTCCCGTTGAGAGGGGGTTCTGTGGCTGAGAAAAAAAGCCGCAGCCTGGCTCCCTGCGGGACTACGGCGGCTGCTAAGCGCCACCGTCGCCGGGGTGAGCCTCCTTGCCCGGAATGCCGGGCGGCTGAGCGTGCCGCGTCGAAGGCGGCGCGTGACCGGAAGGCTGCGGAGCGGCCGCCGGAACCTGTAGTTGGTGCTCCTTCTCCTGCGCCTGTTGTCCAAGCCGTTGGACACAGTGATGTGGTTGTCATTGAGCAGGTCGGAGCTTATGGATCTGTCCGTGAGGTGCCGGTGCCGACGCACGAGGATCCCCTTGAGTCCGCGCGTTGGCGTCTTCACCGAACCCGTGCCGCGGTCATGGTGGCTGCGCCGCGTGATATTGCAGGGCTCATGGCTTCTGAACGTGATGACGTGGCGGAGATTGCCCGGTTGAAGGAGGCGGTGCAGCCGAAGGTGAGCAAGCTGGACGAGCTGGCCGCTCGTAGGAAGCGCCGCATCGAAGAAGCGCAGGCTGTTTAGGGTGGAGGTGAGGCTCTGTGGCTGAGACAGCTCAGCTGATGGGGTCTCAGACTCCACGCATCGATGTGACCCCGCTATATTTCACCTCAGCAGGTGATGACGCGGTTGACCTGGCGGCTGTTGCGGGCCTGCATTTGGACCCTTGGCAGCAGCATGTGCTCCGTGGCGCGCTCGGTGAGCGTGTTGACGGGCGCTGGAAGGCGTTCGAGGTCGGTCTTATCGTGCCTCGACAGAATGGCAAAGGCTCGATTCTTGAGGCGCGTGAGCTTGCTGGCATGTTTTTGTTCGGTGAGCGGCTGATTCTTCACTCGGCGCATTTGTTCGGTACGGCTGTTGAGCATCAGCAGCGTTTGGAGTCGCTGATTCGTGGCTCCGAGCTGGTTGAGTACATGCAGGGATATGCTGGCGACCCGCAGGGGAAGATGTCAGGAATTAAAACCGGCAACAGCGGCATGTCTTTGACGACTGCGAGCGGTAACCGTGTCCTGTTTAAGGCGCGTAGCCGCGGTTCGGCGCGTGGTTTCACCGCTGACCTGGTTGTCTTCGATGAGGCTTACGATTTGCCGCGTTCTGTGCAGGCTTCGATGCTGCCGACGCTGGCGTCAAAGAGTTTGAATGAGTCCCCGCAGATCTGGTACGCCTCGTCTGCTGGTATGCCTGATTCTGAGGTGCTGAAAAGTATCCGTGATAGGGCGCTTGCACCTGCTGAGGAGACGAAACTGGCGTTTTACGAGTGGTCGACGGTTGAGGATGCTGACCCGGCTGACCCTGCGAACTGGGTGCTGGCAAACCCGGCGCTCGGTCGGCGTATCTCGGCTGAGTATGTGGATTCGGAGCGCCGCGCGATGAGCGATGAGCATTTCAAACGTGAGCGCCTCGGCATCTGGTCGAAGGTCGGCTCTTCGTCGGCGATTCCTGCCGATTTTTGGGCTCAGTGCCTTGATCCGGAGTCCCGTTCCGGTGTTGAGGTCGCGTTCGGTGTGGATGTTACGCCTCTGCGTGATGTGGCGACGATTGCCGCTGCATCTCGGCGGGCTGACGGGAACATCCACATTGAGGTTGTTGATAGGCGTGTTGGTACGGATTGGGTTCCGGCACGCATGGAGGAGCTGAAGCGTAAGTGGAAGCCTGCGGCGATGGTTTATACGGGTGCTTCGCAGTCGACTGAGGTGATCGCGAAGTCTCCAAAGCTGAAGCGGATGACTACGGGCCTTGACCACCGCACCTATATGCAGGCGTGCGGCGCTTTTTATGAGGCGTTGGGTAGTGGTTCGGTTCGGCATACGGGGCAGGAGGAGTTGGATGCGGCTGTTCAAGCTTGTCGACGTTCTAAGGGCGGCAGTGAGCTGTGGTATTGGACTCGTGATGATCGAGCTGAAGATATTTCTCCTTTGGTGGCGTGCACTTTGGCGTTCCATGGACTGACTGAGAAGGACAAGAAGGGAGGCGGTGCCGGATGGGCCGTATTGTGAAGAACCCGGCGAAATGGGAGAGCTACTACAACGGTGAGCACCGCCTGGACGCGATTGGTGTGTCCCTACCTCCTGATGTTCGTGTGCTTGAAATGCAGGTTGGCTGGCCGAAACTGGCTGTGGATGTGCTCGTTGAGTCTCTGGTGCTCGATGGGTTCTCCATTTCCCGCCACGGCGGCCAGGACGAAGCACCTGAGCAACTGAATCGCATTCTGCAGGCGAACAATTTCCGCACGAAGCTGACGCTGGCGCTGACGGAGGCTCTTGTCTCTGGTGCGGCGTTCATGGTCGTTGGTGGCGGCTCTGACCCGTCTATCCCGCACATTTCGGTGCATAAGGGTGATGAGTTTGAGCTGCGGAGGGACGCTACAGGCCGCCTGGTTCAAGCTGTCCAGACCTATAGCGACGGTTTGGACATGTACCGGGCTGTTTATGAGCCCGGCGTGACTCGTTTCTTCGCCCTTCGTGATGGTTTTGAGGTGCTCACCCACATTGACGAGCATGACTTCGGTGGTATCCCCGTGATCCCGTTTGTGAATCAGATTCGCCTTGGGGAAGAGGGGCGAAGCGAGATTGAAGAGATCCACAAGCTGTGTGATGCTGCGGCGCGAACGCTGACGAACCTGCAGGTGGCTCAGGAGCTCCTGTCCATGCCTGTTCGCTATCTTTTCGGCGATGGCGTTGAGGAAATGTTCGTTGATGAGGACGGTACCCCGCAGCAGAGTCGCCTGGAAGCTTATTTTGGGCGTTTTCTGGTTGGTCCGTCCGGTTCGCAAACCGGTTCTGTACCAGGTGCAGACCTCACTCAGCTGCTGAATACATTCAAGACCTACGCGTTGCAGGTTGCGTCGCAGACTGGCATCCCGCCGTTCATGTTGGGTGTCTCTACGGAGTCGAACCCGGCAAGCGCGGAGGCGATGCGAAGCGCTAAGGACCGTTTGATTACTAAGGCGGAGTTGAAGCAGTCGATTTTTGGTGACGCTGTGGAGGATTTGGCGCGGTGCGTCCTGGCAGTTGCCGGCGTGGACACCGAGGGGCTTGAAACCCTTGAGGCCCGCTGGCGTGACCCCGCAGTGATCTCTCTCAGCTCTCGCAATGCATTGATGTTGCAGGCTCAGGCGCAGGGCGTTGTCTCGTCTGAGACGGTGCGTGAGTTCATGGGATTGTCGCCGGAGCAGTTGAAGCGTGACCGTGCGCTGGACCGTCGTTTGGCGGTGTCGGTGGGAGACCCCGTCTACTAAAGGAGGCGCCGCATGCTTGATGATCTCGCTGCGGCGTATGCTCAGGCGCTCGCCTCAATTGGCGGTGCGTTTGTGGAGGCTTTTACTGATCTGCTGTCTGCGTTTGACCTGTCAGACCGGGCGGCGGTTGAGAGGCTGGTTCCTGCGGCGCACCGTGTAATTCAGCGGCACCGCCGTCAGGCTGTCGAAGCCGCTAACGATTACTTGGATGCGTCTGCGGCGCCGTTTGGTGCGCAGGCATATCACCCCTCGCCTGAACCTTATACGGTTCAGGCAGTCAGGAAGCTCTTCCGTGAGAATCAAGGAGCGGCACCTGAGCAGCTGGCTGCTGCGGCGCGGCGTCATGTGGTGATGGCTGGCCGCAGGCAGGTGATGCGGTCTGTCCTGGATGCGGAGTTCGATGAGTTTGCGTCTGAGGATGAGCGTGAGCGCCATGAGCGTGGGTCGGTTACGTTGGAGGGCTTCGATGAGGCTCTGGCGGCGGTGAATGATTCAGCTGATGAGGCTCTGCGTCGGGCAGAGGCGGAGGCTGAGGACGTAGCCGATGTGCGGGATGCCCCGAGGCTCCGCCCGGTTGGGTGGGCGAGGGTGTTGCAGGGGCGCTGGTCTTGTGGGTTCTGCATCATGCTTGCCGCGCGCGGCGCGGTTTATTCGTCTGCTGACGCGGCGCAGCTTGTAGCGGCAGAAGCGGGGAAGAAATCCCGTGATGGCGGCTTTCTCTCTTGGAAGGCACGGACGGAGCTACGGAAGAAGAACCCGAGAGCGTTCCATGAGCACTGCGACTGCATCGTGGTGCCTGTCTTTGACCCCGATAACTGGTCGGGGCGCGATGAGCAGCAGAGGCTGGCTAAGTTTTATCGGGAGACGGTCGAGAAGGAAGACCGTAAGTACGAGGCAGACCCAGAGGGGTATGAGCCAGTCAAGATCTCGACGGTGCTATCGCGCGAGGCTGAGGCCTGGCAAGAGGCTGAGCGGCTTGATGGTAAAGAAGAGCAGGTTGACCCGAAGTATTACGGGGCGCTTGCTTCTGAAATTCCTGATGGTGAGAAGCTGTACGGTCATGAGCTGTTGTTCTTGCTGAGGTTTGAGGCGTTGGGGAATAAGGCTCGGTGGATTGAGCGGCCGGCGCTTATTCCTGGGGCTGGCCGAGAACCTAGTAACGATTTTGTGTGGGTGAACAAAGGTGAGCTGATTAGTGAGCTGAAATCCTCAAAGAACAAGTATTCAACGATTAAGGCTCGAATCTCTCAAGCCGTATCGAAGGCTCGGGAGCAAGGCGTTGTGAAAGAGAACTTTGTTGTTGACCTTGGAAAGTACCGGATGGGAGCGACGCTTAAGCGGCAGATGCAATCGTATAATCTCCGCAACCCGCAGAATCGGATTAAGAATCTTTACGTTATGCACGGAAACGGGCAATACCTAGACCACATTATGTTTGATTGATATTGCTAATATCTACCTGGTACAATGAATGTAGGGAGTTGAGCGACCCCTCTGAAACCCTGAGCCTCACCTGTTGGTGCGGCAATAACGCTTGGGCGGCCGCGGCTTTATGCTTCGGTCTAGAAGACACCGGAGGCACCACCGGTTAGCTCCCTATAACTTTTGTGAAAGGCATCCTGCTAAGTGGCAGGGTGCCTTTTGCTATACCCGAAAGGAACCCTAAAAGATGAGCGAAGCACTTACCGCTGAGGCAAAGGTCGAAGAGACCGTCGAGGCTAAGCCCCCGTGGGAGCGTGACGGCGAGACCTTCGACCCCGAACGCGCCTGGAAGCTGGTTCAGAACCTGAAGGCTGAGCTGGCGGCGGTGAAGACGAAGCAGGCAGAGGCTCCTGAACCTGCTGCTGCTGCTGAAGAGCCTGCACCGGAACCCGAGGCTAAGCCCGCCGAGGCTGAAACCTCTGAATCACAGGATGATTCTGCGGCGCAGATTGCGTCCCTGCAGGTTGAGCTGGCGCGCGTCAAGGCGCTCGCCGCTGTTGGCCTGTCTCAGGACTTCGCCCCGTTTGTTCCGGGTGCGACCAGTGAGGAAATCGAGAAGAACCTTGCGACTCTGCAGAAGCTCATCAGCGATGCCGCGAATGAGAAGACCGAGGCGGTCCTCGCGGCGGCTCCGAAGAGCCGAGGCATGGCGCCGAACCCCGCACAGCATGCGGCTCCGGCACGTGATGCCTATGAAGAGGCAGCAGAGATTATCTTCGGCTAAACGCCCCTAATATTTGAGCCCTTACCGAGGCGGTGGGGGCTTTTTCTATACCCAAAACTTGATTGGAGAACCAATAATGAGCGCAACCGCGACTCTGGAAACCTTTAAGACTGGCGGTATCCTGCCGCAGTCGTTCGCCCGCAACATCATCGGCCGAGTCTCTGAAGGCTCCGTCGTTCAGAAGCTTGCCGGCACCACCCCCATCCCGATTACCGGCACCACTATCGCCGTACAGACCTCCCAGCCGCAGGCTGGCGTGGTCGGTGAAGGCCAGGCAAAGCCCGTGACCAACATGGGCGTGACCGAAAAGACCATCAAGCCCATCAAGGTCGCGGCGTTGATGTACTGGTCCATGGAGGCACGCCAGGCTGATGCTGTCGGCTACTTGAAGCTTCTGGAGCAGGAGGCGTCCGCGGCTATCACCCGCGCGTTCGACCTCGCCATCCTGCACGGCAAGAACGCGCTCAACGGCCAGACCATTGCTGGCGTTGAGTACGTCAACCAGACCACCAACCGCATTGAGCTTGGTGCGACCGCCAAGGATAAGGGCGGCCTGACTGCGGAGCTTCTGGCTGGCGCAGACCTGGTGAACCTGAACGAGAACTTCGACTTTGATCTGAACGGTTTCGCAGCAGATAAGTCGTTCAAGTCCCGCATCTACGGCGCAACCGACACCCTCGGCCGCCCCATCTACAGCGATAGCGTGAACCTGAAGGACAACCTGGGTACTCTGCTGGGTCTGCCTGTCGCCTACGGCCGCGCTGTCTCCGGCAAGATTGGCGCATCTGCAGACACCAAGGTTCGCGCCTTCGGCGGCGACTGGAACGCATTGAAGTACGGCTTCGTGGATAAGATTTCTATCCGCCGCACCGACCAGGCGACCATCAACGACGGCGGCACCCAGGTCAACCTGTGGCAGAACAACATGGAGGCAATGCTGGTGGAGGCTCAGTTCGGCTGGGTTATCACCGACAAGTCCGCGTTCGTTGCCTACGAAGACAAGGTTGCTGACCCGAAGTAGCCGGGTCGCTGGTAGAGAAGGGAGGCGTGCATGGTGAGTGATTCATTGACTATTGCGACGGCTGATGACGTGAAGGCTACGCTCCGCAGAGAGTTTCGTGGTGACGAAGAATCATACATCGCCTCCCTGCTCTCCAAGGCGGAGAACCTGATCCGTGTCCGCTACCGTCGGCTCGACGAGCTTACTCTGGACGAGGTCGTGTTCGACCTTGTCCGGAACATTGAGGCTGAGGCTGTGGCTCGTGTGCTTCGTGCAGACGATGGCGGCATTTATAAGTCTGAGACGGAAGATGGCTACTCGTATCAGCTGAATTACATGGTCGCGTCCGGTCTTCTGGACATTCTGGAGAAGGACTGGAAAAGCCTCGCACAGGCGACGGGCACCGGCAGGTACCGGACCATCGCCCCTGCGACAGATGGCTATGCTGCGGCACGGTACAGGGGCTGTGGGCCTAACATCTCCCTGCCTCCTGACCGTCAGTTCCAGTACGGGTGGCCTAGGCAGGACTCGATTTCATGCCGCCGCTACCTCTAGAAAGGAGCGAGTCGCATGAGCCGAATCCGTAAAGGTCTCCACACCGTCATCGTCTACCCACGCACCCACACTGTGGACGCATATGGTGACGTCGTGGAGACACTGGGCTCGGGGGTGTCCGTGCAGTGTAATGTCCAGCCGTCGAGTGCGAACGAGGTTTTCGACCTGCCTGGCGGGCTCACCCCAACCACCGTTTATCGGATTAAGTACTGGCCGGGGGAGCATGGCGAGCCGTGGCCTGGCACCTCAGATTCTCTCATCGAGATTGACGGTCAGAGATTCGAGCAGCGCGGCGAGCCGCAGGTCTCTCGGATGTCCACCACCACAGGGCACGTTAAGGTGTTTGCCGTGGCGTACACGCCAGGTAGGGGAGGGGGAGCTAATGTCATGGGTCGAATCTGATATCGAGCTAGAGGTGGCGCGGCAGGCATCGCGCACCCCTGAGTTCGCCGCAGCCGCCCGTGCAATTCAAGCGGCAGTAAAGGCTGCGGCTCCCAAGGACAGTGGCGCATTCGCGGCATCAATCGTGATGACCACACATGTGACTCCTCGCGGCGTCCACGACAGGGTTATCACATCGCTCGATGAAGCAGCAGTGCCTATCGAATTTGGGTTCACCAGCCCGAACGGCAATCGCACCCCAGGGCACCATGTTTTTGGCAAGGTTGCCCACGCGTTTAAGGACCGTCGATGAAGCCCATTGATATCTCGGCCATCGTGCAGAAAATTCTCTCCGCGCTACCGGGTGTAGCTGTCTCTGGCGGGGCGACCTCTCAGACTCTTGGCAAGTTGCCGGCATGCATTTGGGAGGTTGTCTCTGCGGTGCCGGCTACTGGTTCCCCCAGGATGGGGCATGCCGTAGATGCGGCTGTGAATGTTCACATTTACGCGCCGTCTCGTGCTGAGTCGATGCGGCTCTGTGCTGAGGCGGTTCAGTTGCTCGAAGGGGCACACTCTCTTGGCCCGATAGTAGAGGGCAGCTACGTGGCGCGGTGCTGGGTCGAGGCTGAGCCTATCCTAGCCGGCAACCACACTCTCCACTCTGCCCACGTTACCGAAACTAGAGCCACCGTGCGGATTGTGGCACGTGGCTCAACCAGTATTTAGGAGGTGGCCCCTTGGCCAACGTTCTTGAAGATTCTAAGCTTTTTTACACTTCTTTCACTCATATCTTTGTTGCTCCGCCGGAGACCGAAGCACCCGATCTGTCCAAGTTTAAGTTCGGCACTCCCAGCACCTACGGTAGCTGGGTGTGGATTGGCGACACTGACGAGGAAGAGCCGATCAAGACTGACATGGACGGCGGTGACATCGAATTCTTGCGTACAGCGGACCGTGTCAAGGTTCGCTCGAAGCGAGCTGATGTGACTCTCACTGGCACCATCAAGGCACTTAGCGTTGACCGTACCGTGTTTGACCTTGCTTTCGCTGGCGGCACTTATGACTCAGCCAAGAAGTCGTACAAGGTGAAGGCTAAGACGCTGACCGCCTCTAAGGCTATTTTGGCTGTATTCGAGGATGGTAAGACTGTCGCAGCTCTTCGTTTCCCGAGTACTGATATCGGCGGCAAGTACCCTGAATTCGGCATCAGCAAGTTTGCATCGACGGATCTTGACTTTGGTATTCTGACCGACCGTAATGGAGACACTGTCGAGATTTTCGAGCCCCGCGCTGTCACCGCCTAACCCCATCCCATATCCCTGGTTGAGAGGACACCACATGCCTAAGAAGGTTGCAGAGCCTGTAGTTGATCTGCCCGAGTTCACTGAGCTGGATGGCCATGAGCTACTCATCGCTCCGTGGGAGCTGAAGACTGGTCAGCGAACCCGCCTCGCTGGCCGCCTGAACGTGATTCGACAGCTGTCGGAGAAACACGGTGAGGATTCACTGGAGGCGATGGACGGCATTGCCGACCTGTTGGATTATGTCTCCGAGCATTACGCTACGGACCCGGATGCGTGGGAGGACTGGGCGCGCGACAAGCAGCTCGATGTTCTCGTGACGCTCGTGGGTGCGTACATGCAGGCCTCGGGAAAATCTCAGCCCTCCTCGAATCAGCAGTAAAGTATCCGGCGCTTGACCTGGAGCTACAGCTCCTGGGTGTCGATGTTGAGTCTATCGACTCTGCGAGGGCACTGCGGATCGCAATGGCAGCTGTTGAGAAGCTGAAACGCGACCCGAACAGTCTGTGGCGTGCGGAGCTCCTGGGAAACCCTGACCTGGTGGGTTGGGGTGCCCAGGAGTTCCTGTCTGCTGGGCTGGTGAACATCACTCGTGCGATTGCGAAGGGTGGCAAGCTCAGCAAATCGGAGCAGGTTGAGGTCCCGCAGCCGAAGAAAAAGAAAACGTCGTATGCCGTCAGGGTTGGCCCTGGCGGCATTGACGTTTCCGGTATCAAGGCGATTCTAGGAGGGTAAATGGCTAAGGTCGGTATCCGCGTCTATCCGAACACTTCGCGTTTCCGTGGAGATTTGAAGCGCTCGCTGGACCGGATTGAGAAATCGACCGTGGCGAAGGTCTCCGTGGTGCCGGTGCTGGACCGGAAGGCTATGGGCCGCCTCCAGCACGCACTGAACGGGCTGACAGCTACCGTGTCGGTGGATGTGAACATTCAGAAGGCTCTGCATCAGCTGGATAACCTGTCCGCGGAGAAGGTTGCGAAGGTCTCTGCTGATGCTGACGTGGAGCAGGCGCAGCGTGCGTTGAAGAAGCTTGAGGAGGCTCGAAAGTGCACGGTTAATGCTGATGCTGACACGGGTGCCGCTTCGGCGAAGCTGGGTGCGCTTGCTCGTCCGCGCGTGGCGGTGATTAGTCCGGTTATCAACTCGTCTGCGGCTGCTACGGCGGCATCTGCGTTGGCGGCGCTCTCTGGTGGGCGTGTTCTTGGTGACGCGGTGTCGAATGTGCGTGAGTTTGCGTCGAATCTGGACCGCCTTACTCCTCGCATTGCGGCAACTAGCGCCGCGCTGGCGTCGATGTCGTCTGTGGGTCTTGTCGCGGCACAGAATATTGCCGCGGTGGGTGCGTCGTTGGTGTCGATTGGCCCGGCGGCGTTGGCGTTGCCCGGTATTTTTGCGGGCTTTGCCACTGGTTTGGCGGCGTCTGCTGATGGTCTGCAGAACATTCTGCTGGCGATGGATGAAATCGGCGGGCGCGGTTCGTTCATGGACGCCCTTCGAGACGCACGACTTGAATTTGGGGAGGGGTTCTGGGCGACTGCGAAAGCTGGTCTGACTGACCTGGTCGCCAACGGCGTGAACCCGTTCCTCGCCGCGTATGCCCAGCTTGGCCCTGTTGTTGGTTCTTTTTGGGGAGAGTTTTTCCGAGGGGTGTCTCAGGGCATTGTCGCTGTCGGCGGCATCAATGCCCTGTTCGCACCGTTGCGAGAGTCCTTTCTCATTGCCGCGGAGGGCGCGGCGCCGTTGACTGAGGCGATTGTTCGCCTTGGCACTATAGGCGGCTCGTACTTGCCGGCTATGGCTGAGAGCTTCACTCGTGCTGCTACCGCGTTTGCCGAATGGTCAGCATCTGCTGATGCTGCGACCTCGATTCAGAACGCTGTGCATATTGCTGGCGACCTGATGCGAGTACTCAGTGGTGTTGCAGGGATTATCGGCGCTATCGGTACCGCGGCGCTGGCTGCTGGGGGCTCGTCACTGACGGTGCTCGCTGACGGGCTTCATGGTGTCGCTGGCGCTCTGAAATCTGTTGAGGGGCAGACCGCCCTGACCGCAGTCTTTGAGTCTGCGCAGAGGGCGGCGGCTAACCTCGGTCCTGGCATCGCGGCGATTGGCAAGGGCCTAGCGGCGCTTGCCCCGTCGCTCGGCTCGGCAATGGAAAACGGTGCGGCGGCTATCGGGCGTCTCGGCGAGGCAATCGGCAAGATTCTGCAGAACCCCGCGGTAGGTGCCGGCATCAAGATCATGTTCGTTGGCATCAAAGCGGCGATGGATGCTCTAGCTCCTGGTCTGGAGGCTATGGCACCCGTATTCGGGGCGCTAGGCGAGGCGGTCGGAGCGATTGCTCAGACTCTGGGCACCGTTTTTGGTGCCGCACTGCAGGCGGTCGCGCCGATGCTGCAGGTGATGCTGCAGATGGTTGTCCCGCTTGCGCAGAGCCTGGGTCAGATGCTTGTTCCGGTGATTCAGCAGCTTGCTCCGGTGTTCACGCAGGTTGCGGTGGCTTTGATGCCGGTTGTGCAGGCGCTGATTCCTGCTCTGATGGCTGTCTTCCAGGCGCTGGCTCCTGTGATTGTGCAGGTAGCGCAAGCGCTAGTCCCGCTGGTAGCTCTACTCGCGGAGCAGATGGTGAAGGCCCTGAATTTTGTGACTCCGCTGATTCAGGGGCTGGTCCCAGTATTTTCGGGGGTCGCTCAGGGTATCGGTGTTGCCATCGACATGATTACATTTGTCCTTCGATGGATGGTTGATCAGACGGAGAAGGGTATCGCAGCGTTTGGTGCGGCATGGCAAATTGGTACACAGGCAGTCGGAGCGGCAGTCAACTGGATTGTCACTTCGGTCGGCAAGCTATTCGCCGCAATCAGCTCTACCATCGGCAATATTGCCCAGGCTGTCAGCGCTGGCTGGAATGCGGTTGTCAGGTTTGTCTCCACTGGTGCGCAAGCTGTCTGGACTGCTGTCTCTGGTGCATTCTCTCGTCTTAGTGGGATTGTTGGCGATGCCATGGGCGCTGTAGGCAATGCGATTTCTAGTGGAATTTCTCGCGCGGTCGGGTTCTTCGGAAACCTGGGACGCGGCGTCATCAACTCGCTCTCTAACCTGGGTCGAAATATGTGGACGCTGGGACACAATCTCATGGTCGGTTTCATCAACGGTGTTGCCGGGCTCGGTCAGAGGCTGATTGATGCTGTGCTGGGTCCTGTGCGTGGCGCAATCGATGGCGCGAAGCGGCTATTGGGTATTCATTCCCCGTCGAGGGTCTTCCGACAGATTGGTGTCTACACTGGCGAGGGCTTTGTCCAGGGTATCGCTGCGATGGAGTCTGCGGCGCAGTCGAGTATGCGTGATTTGGTGGCGCCTCCCGAGGTGCCGGCTATCGCGTCTGTGGCTGCGTCGACTGCATCTGTCGTTCCTGTAGCGGCGGCTGGTACGCCTGCCGCTGGTGGCGGTGTGAGCACTGCTGATGAGGTGTTGGTTCAGATTGCGGAGGCGCTGTCTCAGCTGCAGGCTGTCGGCCCGCGCGACTTCCTGATGATGCAGCGTCGGGCTGAGAGGATGCTTTAATGTCTGGTTGGATTGGCACGCTAGGCGCGCTATCTGAGGTGCTGTGGAAGGTGTCTCTGAGTGAGAGCACACCTGCACGTTTTGCGTTTCAGCAGGCGGCGGGGAAGCGGTGGGCTTTTTTAGCGTCCCCCGCTCCTCGCCGTAGCTGGAGTGTAGAGGTGAAGGGCACGCAGGAGGACACACGAGCGCTGACTCAGCTGGCGCATGCGGCACCGGCTGAGCCTCTGATGTGGGTGAGTGAAACTGCGGCATTAACCAATATCTTGACCCCGGCGCAGTCTCTCATGGTTGGGATTAGTAACCGCGGGCCGATGGTGACCTCTGACGGCTCGTTAGCCGTGTCGTCTCTGGGCGGGTCACCTCGCACGGTGGCGGCTGACCGTGTCCCGGTGATGCCGGGCAAACCGTTTACTGCCACGGTGGAGGCGGCTGGGGACGGCGCGATTTTGGGTGTTCAGATGTTCAACGTTGCTGGGGTTGCGGTAGGGGCAACGGCTACTGCCGTGGCACGTGGCGCTAACGTTCAGCGCCTTGTTGTGAGTGTCCCCGTGCCGCCGGCTGCGGCGGCGTATGCGACGTTGACGCTGGCATCTGGTGGTCAGTTTTCTCGCCTCTCGGCGACGTGGACGAAGGACGCGCCTCCGTGGGATGTCGGCATGGGTGCCGCATCGGTTGTGATTGGTGACGTCGAGACGACAGTTGAGGATGTGCACCACGCAAGTGGCGCGGTGTGGCGGTCTGTGAGCGCGAAGATTGAGGAGGTGGGCTGATGCTACCAGGTACCTATGCTCCTGGCGCGGTGATTGACGCGCGCCTCCGCATTTTTGTGGACGGTTTCGAGCGCGAACATATTTCTGCTGAGTGGGAGGGACATACTAGCGGCGGTTTGCCTGAATCGTTGATTGCGGCTGGCGATGGTGTTTTTTCCCGCACTGGCAGGATTAAATGGGTTGCGGGCACTGCTACGACTGCCGCTCCCTTTGCGCCGTTGGGGGAGACCCGCTGGGTTCCGAGGCATGGAGCCTCAGTGAAGATTGTCGCCGAGGTTAACGGCGTGACATTCCCTCGATTCACCGGCTTTTTGGGCGCATCGACATACTCATTGGTTACTGATGAGGTGGAGACGGCGATTAGTGACGGATTGTCGGCTGCGTTGCAGACTCCTGTGACGATTGAGCCGGCTGTGCTGTATAAGTCTCAGACGACTGGCGGGTGGCCTGCGTACATGGCGCTGGAGCAGGCTGGGTACGGTCTCTTGCCCCCAACTGCTGAGACGACACTGATTCATGCTCCTGGGGCTTTTGGGCTTGGGGCGGCGGCTGGCGAGTTCAAGTCGGCTGGCCGGGTAAGTGAGTCCGTGCCTGGTTTCCTTACCTCTGTTAATGGCGTCGTGTACGCACCAGTGAGGGGTGTCGACCGCCACGCTGAGGATGTCCTAGCAGTATCTCGCGCTGTTCCAGACCGCGATGCGGTTATCTCTCTCAAGCTGCGTGGAGAGGCTGAGGTGCAGCTGGTCTGGTCGCGAGGCGCGTCCCTGCTGACGCTCTCGCAGGGCGGCCAGCTGATTGGGGAAGTTAAGGTGCCGTCCCCGCAGAAGTATCAGCTGTTGGCGGTCGCAATCGCGAGGGATTCAATCACCGTCTGGACCGACACTGCCAACAGCCAGAAGTTTAACCGCAGACTAAGTAATGACGCAGAACTGGAGACAGCCTCCTGCACAAACACGCTTGGTCTCCATGTGTCTCAGCATGAACCGACCATTGGAGATTACTCACGGAACCATGTGGCAAAGATGGTGCGTCAGACTCCTCCAAAGATTCTGGCGTCAGCAATCGCGACGGAGCCTCTCTCCGCCACGAGGGGTTTTGAGAATGTGGAAGCGTCAGAAGTGGTCACAGCGTGGTGCAATGCGACGCTGTCGACGGTGTGGGTGGATGAAGAGGGCACGCTAGTGATGGCGGCGCGTGACCGTCTCGCGTCTTCCTCATCTGTTGTTACTGATGTCGTCTCCGAGCGTGTCTTTGCCGGTTCATGGCAGACGGCTCGTGATGGTGTGCGCTCGCTAGTCCGCGTGAATCATCTTGTGCCTTCGGCTGATGATGGTGCGTGGGCTGCAGGGCGCGGCGGGAAGAGTTTCACCGGCGCCGCTGCGGTTGCTTACGACTCTGCGTCTTCGACTCCGCTGACGCAGAACAGTGACAACGTCCAGTTCATCAATTGGGAGGACAACGTCGACGTTATCAGGCTCGACACAAACTACCGCCCGATTGTGAAGGCGAAAGACAATATTTTCGACTGGGATGAGTTCAACAAACTCATTGGTTCCTGGTGGGCTATCTCGTTTGAGAACAACGAGCAGCCTCCCGGCTGGCGGTGGACTGGTGGTGAGCCGCACCATGAGACCATCTCTGGCAAGCTAGAGAAGCTGGGACAGCGCGGCGTGAAGCTCACGCATCGCGTTGACACCGTCAAGGGTGGAAACGGCAAGACCTACTCACTGGTGGCGCCGTCACTTGGTGTGGGCACGCTAGGTCAGTGGGCGTGGGGTCGCCCGATGCCGATGCTCCGTGCGGATTGGGTCGTGACGTGGGAGAAGAAGCATACCCAGGCGCATTCCCGTAAGGGAGGCGCCGGAGTGTTCACACTCGATGCCGGATGGTATATCACGGAGAAGGACGCGCGGAAGGTCGCTGAAGCTCTGGCTCAGGAAATTGGTACAGAGCGCATTACTTTCGATGCGATTTCGATGTTGTGGGATCCCCGGAAGCAGGTCGGTGACACTATCACGCTGAACGCTGGGAAGTGGACAGCCGAATGTATCATTACTGGTTCTCATGAGTCGTGGGATGGTCGTGTCCCGACCGTCTCATATGATTTGGAGGCGAAGAAGGTTATGGCTCTCGCCCATGGTGAGGAAGCGCCTCTGCTGCCTGCTGAACGTTCTGCGGAAGAACACGTCCAGTAGAACCCCCGTTAATTAAGGAGTAAAAATGCCCGATATCCCTGTGGCAGAACCTTCTGCAAGGTACGCCACCGTGCACGCAAATTTTGCGACACATCAAGCGCTGGCTGGATTGCCAGCACTAGTGACCTCCGGTGTTGTGCTGTTCACCCCGTCCTGTGTGGCTCATGATGAGACCACCATTTTCACCCCCTGCGCGGTCAGGGGGTTTTTGGTTAATGGCGAGCTCCGCTCCCACCCGCGCGGTGGTGAGAAGGGTGTCCAGTTGCTGGCTCCTGCCCGCTATACGGTGAAGGCCTCGGCGATTGGCGAGAGTAGACGTCAGGTGATTCTGGATTTGCTCACGCTGGATGTTCAGCCGGGGCAGGTTGTGAATCTGGCGGAGATGACCGGTGTGCCTGGTGTGAAGGTCCCGGCGGCACCGGGTCCCGCGGTTCCTAGTGTGGAGAAGGAATGGGTGGCAGAAGACCTGGGCAATGGTCTTGCCCGAATTGTGGAGAAGGAGAAGAACTAGCATGGCAGAAGACAAGGTCGTATTCGACCGTCTGGTAATCGCTGATGAGAATGGTCATCTGCAGGGCAAGCCTGCTGAGGGTGTCCAGCAGCAGATTGACCATGCGCTCGCCCCGCTGGAGAAGATCCCTGCGGGGGGCGCGAATGGTGAGGTGCTGGCGCGTGCGAATGGCGACGGCACACAGCTTGCTTGGCGTGCCGTGCGCGATGGTGTGGACGGACAGCCGGGCCGAGATGGTACTGATGGCGCTCCTGGTCGTGATGGCCTGGATGGGCGAGGTATTTCCCGCATTGAGCCTACCCCGGGAGGTGCCTCTGTGAATGTCTTCATGAATGACGGCTCAGTGACAGAGGTACCGGTGCATGTCACCGCAGAGTGGTCACTGGAGGCTCAAGCGAAAGCCCAGGGATACATCATCGTCACCGGCGAAACCCCTCCGACAGAAGACACAATGTTTGGCGTCCCGGTGTATTGGATTCAAGGCTCTGCACTGACTCCGCCGACCCCAGTCCAGGCACCGACCCCGTCAACGAATCTTGCGAAGCGCACGTTGACCTTCCCCGAACGCGTTGGCGTCCAGTATTTTGTGGATGAGCAGCCCGTGCCGCCTGGTGATTTTGTGGTCCCCGGTACGGATCGCAAGACCGTGAAGATTGAAGCCAAGCCCTCGAGCGACAAATTTGTGTTCACTGGCGCTTACCGTTGGATGCGGACTTTCGGATCCATCACTGACCGCGTCCTCGTGGCGTCAGATACCTTCACTGGTCGCGCTGCGGGCACGCTTATTGTGCCTCCGGTGGAGGAATCTCAGCGCGCCACTTGGGGCGACTTCAAGAATAAGGAAGGTGCAGCTTGGAACAACGCTGCCGGCGGTAGCCGCCCGGTGGTGTGGAACCAGTCTGGCAGTGGTGTCTGGCTAAATGGCGGGGTGGTGACGCCTTCGTCCTGGGAGGTCACCGAGCGAGGCGCGATTATGCCCCGCCGCAAGGCTCTAGAGGGCGGCATGGTATTTCTGACTGGAACTCCAAATGTTTCTTTCGAATTCGATATCTCTGCCGTGTCGAAAAACGTAACCTTCTGCTGTGAATTTGGCCAGCCGAAGGTGATCCACAACAGCCGCGGCGTACCGGCGGAGATTTGGCTCTCCACGGGTCAAGCTACCGTGCGTGACCGAGCATCTGATGGCACGCAGGGACCTGCAATCACTGCGGGCTCGCCAGTAGGCACGTGGCGATTTGATTTCCTCGACGGCGTCATTACGATCACGTCGCCGTCAGGAATCCAGGTCGTGCGCGATCATTCACCTTTGACGCCGTCGCAGTATGGCGCCTGGTCGAAGATTTGGGTCTCCGAGCCTGACTCGATGGAAATCGCGGGTATCCGCCGCTACCAACATCCGAACGACTAGGGGGGGAGACTATGCTCGTGAAGGTTGAAGGCGGTGCGTCGACACCGCTTGGTATCTCGCTGAAGCAAGATGGAAAATGGGCGCCTCCGCCGAATAACCCACACCCGGAAGTGGTCCTCCCATCAATCTTTACGGAGGGACACTATATCGGCACCGGCACCGTCTGGACCCGTGACGCCCGCACCATGCCGATTGCCGAGAATTCGGCTGAGATGGCTGCCTGGATGTGGGAGAACCTCGTGGACCCGTGGGGGTCGCTCGGATGGACTGGTGACTTCTCCAAGTCGCCCCGCCTCCGTACGGCTGTCCCCGGCACGGCACTCAATCGAAGCAGCGACCCCCACACTACCGGCCCAATCGCCTTGTACGTGGTGGACTCGAGGAACCCGCATTGTAAGTTCGTTGATTTCGAGTCATACGGTGGATTCCCTGCAATGCCTATCGATGAGCGCCGAGCCATTGAGAAGCGCATTCCATGGCCGTCTTTTGCACGCCCCGCAATCAATCAGGACCGAGGCATGGCAATCTATGACGTGGGGACGGGGATTATGCGGGAATTCTTCATGGTCGAGAAGACTGCCGACGGCAAGTGGCGTGGGCAGATGGGCTACTCCGTCGCTTCCCCGGGTCTGAAAAATCTCGCTCAGGAGAATTTCGGTACGCAGCTTTTCGCTGGCTCGTCAGCGGTTGCCCGTATGCACAACAATCTCGGCTTCATTGGCATCTCAGAGGTCCGCTGCGGCGTTATCAATCACGCGCTCGCGTTCACCTATGGTGCGGTGGCGCGCGGGAATCCGCCCTCGTGGCCGGCATCTGGCACTGATGGCAAATCCCCTGAGTCTGAGAAGTCCAAATCACCTGTGCACGGTCAGTGGGGGCGCGTGAAAGCATCGGTGGATCCAATGTTTAATCCGCGCACACGGCTGCCGTACAACCCGCTCACGCGCCTGCTGATCCGTGCAGCACAGCGGTATGGAATGGTCGGCACGGACACGAATTCGTGGGTTCACGCGTTTAATGTCGAGGACGGTCAGACAGAGGCTGCATTCTTTGGGCAGGATCCGTGGGTAGACCCTGATGGATTGCGGAAGCATATCTCTGAAGAGTATTTGTGTGACCCTGCAATTGCCTTTGATATCTCCGATTTCCCGTGGGACCAGACTGAGTGGGCTCCTCGCGATTGGGGGCGCCCGGATGTTGATTTCATTTCTGGTGTTGCCGAGGCTAATGCCTGGCGGCGTGACCGTGCGGAGCAGGGGCTGATGTCTCAGTGACGCCTTGGGAGATGCCTTCCGAGATCTGGACTCTTGGCGGCGTGCTCATGGGTACCCTGATCCCCGCGGCGATGACCTTTCTGAATGGTCGGCAGCAGGCAAAGCATGAGGCGAATAAAGTTCTGATTGAGTCTTTGGAACGCCGAATTGGAGATTTGGAGAAGCATCTGAAGGAAGAGACAGATGCACGCCGCATGTTGGAGACTGATATTCGCCTACGTGAGAAGGAAGCCCATGCGACGGCTGACCAGGCGCGCCTGGTGATGAGCATGGCGGTAGCTCATATTAATCGTCTGGGCGCGCATATCGAGGCGGGGTTGCCGCCTCCGCCTCCGCCTTTGCCGTCTGAGGTGGCGGAATGGGTAGCTGCCGAGCTTTGGACATCGAAGCTTGGCAAGGACGGCAAAGAAGGATAAGTAAGATGAAGGTGCGGGTGTCTCTAGCAGATTTAGAGACCCCGCACCTTTCTGCATAGAAAGAGGAAGATAAATGAAGTACGTCGATATTGCAGATTGGAACGCGACCTCGTTTACTAAGGCGGACCGCGTAACTCGCCGGAATGGCGTAGAAATTCTGGACGAGTCGGTCGACACTATTATGATTCACCACTGGGGTACCGATGGCCAGCGTTTCGAGGACGTATGTAATTTCTTCGCCGGCGGCCCCGGCACCAGCGCTCATTTCGTCGTGGAGGCTGGCCGCTGCGCCCAGCTTGTCGATGTCAAGGATGTAGCTTGGCACGCCGGTGATTGGATCGCAAATAGTCGCTCGATTGGCATCGAATGTCGCCCCGAGATGAGCACCGAAGACTTCGAGACCGTCGCTCAGGTAATCGCAGACCTGGAAACCTACTACGGCCGCAGCTTCTACATCCATGGCCATAAGGATATTGTTTCGACCCTGTGCCCCGGCCGCTGGTACGACCAGTTGGGCCGCCTTATTGACCGCGTGAATGCGATCAAGGAGGGCAAGATTGAGCGCGGTGTTGAGAATGTCCCCGCCCCTCTGGATAAGGCTGAAGTTTCTGCTCTGCGTGCGTCGTGGGAGAAGCTGCAGAACGCAGTAGACGAACTCGGCAAGGAGATTGAGAACAATGCGTAACCTGTCGCGTCGTCAGCGTGCCGCACTCCGCAAAATGTTGTACGTGCTCGCCCCGTCAATTTCTGCGGTGTTGGTTGCTTTCGGCATCTGGACGAGTGACCAGGCGGCGGTGGTGACCGGTGCTGTAACTGCGATTTTGCCGAACATCCTCGCCTTCTTCAATACCGACCCGGGCATGTATGAAGATGCCGTCGACGATGTATCTGCGGAGCCTGGCGGCTCTGCTGAAAGTGGCGAGTAAATAGCGACCAGGCAGGGTTTTACCCCTTGAGTTCCGCGGAATATCAAGGAAGTTAGCCCGTCTGGTAAACAAGGCTTTCTAAAACTTGCGGGGTACGTGAGTACCTCTCTGGTTTAAGGGCAGAGACCCCCTGTGTTCCCCCTCCTCTAAGGGGAACGCAGGGGGTCTCTTTTTCGTGTATACTCGGCGTTAAGGAGCTAAACGACCCCTCTGAAACCCTGAGCCTCACCTGTTGGTGTGGCAATAACGCTCGGGCGGCCGCGGCTTTTGTGCTTCGGTCTAGAGGACCGTTCGGGGGCGTCACCGGCTAACTCCTCATAACTTTTGTGAAAGGCATCCTGCTAAGTGGCGGGGTGCCTTTTGCTATGCCCAGAAGGAACCCTAAAGATGCGGTGCATGTGTACCAAGCCAACAAAACTCAGTAAGAAGCTAGGCTAGAATACCCACATGGAACCTGAAAAAATCCCTCCGACGCTGAGTGACCCTATCACCTTCTGCGTAACTAAGATTACGCCGCCTGCACCAGCTAATAAGGCTGAAGCCATGAAACGCCAATGGGTTCTTGAGGAGCGCTTTAAGCGGGGTCCACATGTCCAAATGCGCACTATCGCACGTGAGTATGACGAGCGTACCGCAGCCGGTGAGGCTCTTATCCCAGAGAGAATTCCACCGTTTCCCCCAATAAACGGAGCTTGATCAGGATAACCACATATTCTGATGTCCTATGAAACTGCCAGCATCATGTGTCCGTATCTGGAAGATGTGAAATTACTTGGGGCAAACCTCTTTGCAGGCTACTTTAGGTACCCGCGTAACCGGTTCAGAAGCTAATTGCCTCAGTAGCGTTGTTACCCTCGCAGATTGTATGCACATCTTTCAAATCGCAAAAATTAAACTATCGAGGAATCGAGGCAGAGAGGACATCATCCCGCCCACTAATTCAGACCTCTATAGCAAGCCAGTAATACAAAGACAAATGACGAAATAGGAAGATAGATTTTCGTGTATACTTGGGCTCAAGGAGTTAAACGACCCCTCTGAAACCCTGAGCCTCACCTACTGGTGTGGCAATAACGCTCGGGCGGCCGCGGCTTTACGCTTCGGTCTAGAAGACACCGGAGGCACCACCGGTTAGCTCCCTATAACTTTTTGTGAAAGGCATCCTGCTAAGTGGCGGGGTGCCTTTTGCTATGCCCGCACGCTGTGGTTTTATGACGCCCAGATTTTTCGGATGCGCCCGCCCGGTGACGAAACCACTTGCGGGTCGCGCGGGAGCCCGTATAGTGGGAACTATCGGCGGTACCGCACACCGCCCGCGCCTATCAGTAGCGCTCTAAGCGGCGTTGTACATAGCGCCGGGGAAACGCAAGTGCACCGCCGATACACACCACACAACCACCGACCACGAGCTAAGGACAACGATGAGCCAGCCGAACTTCCCTCCCGCCCGACTCTTTGAAGCTTTCGCCAAGCCCGCCTCCACAGAACAGCCCGCGAAGAAGGGCCTGCTCGGCA